TCTCGGCCATGAAAGCCTTGGTCCAGGTGGCCTTTGCCGCGCCGATGGCTTCCTTGTCAGGCCAAGCCTGCTTCCACGCGGGGAAGATCGCCATCAGCTCACGGAACAGAGAATTGATCACCTGGACCGTACCTGAGTCGAGCTTGAGAGGAACGACTTCGGCGGATGGAACGTTCGGCAGTTGCTGCATAATGCTCGCGACGGACTTCATCACAGACCTCCCAGATTTTCAGCCCAGCTGGTGTCATCAAAATCTGGCGCCTGGCCTTGTCCTGCCGCCTTGACTCGCTCACGCTTAACCCACTGCACCAGGCGATAACACCAGCCATGTGCCGAATCAACAGTGCCCGGGCGGGCAGCGTAGAAACCCTTGAACGATCGAACTGCCGCGTCCGGCACCGAGTCTGCCGGGATGCCGGCGATTGCGATCTGGTCGGCCAAGGCTTTGGCGTTTGGCTCCCACGCGGCGAACATGGCGAAGCGTTGGTTCGGCGACGGGCACTCAGCGGCGGCGAGGTCTTGCTCGGCAATCTCAGCGGCCAAATCGCGCTGCTGCAGCTGCTCTTCGGTTCCTTGATGGTTAAGTGGTGTATTGGGTGCAGCTGCTGCACCCCGTTCTGCGTTTTCCTGCACCCCGTTCTGCTGCGAGCTGCACCCCGTGCGGTTATCTGCACCCCGTTCTTTACGGGGTGCAGCATTTGCACCCCGTTTAAGTTGGAGGTCGTACACCACCGGGCGGCGGTCGCGACGTTCGATGTAGGCAGCAGCAATGGCCTGATTGCCTGCGGCGATGAATCCCGCCCTTTCCAGCTCATCCAGTTTCAGGCGGACGGTGCGCTCGGAAAGACCGGTGTCGTCTGAGAGGGTCAGCGCAGACGGAAAGGCCCCACGGCCATCACTACCGGCATAGTTAGCAAGGCAAAGCAGCACATGACGGGCAGCAGGGTTTTCGAGGGAAGACTTCGGCAGTGCGAGAGCCCATGACATTGCTTGAACACTCACTGCGCGGCTCCGATGTTTTTTTCGGCCAGATAGGTCAGGCCTTTCGGTGTTATGAGAGGTTGGTATGCAGCGCGGTCGGCACCGGTCTCAGCGTCGGGTTTGAGCTCCGTCACCTTGTGGACCATCAAGCCTTTGGTAATCCGGGGCTGATAGGCGGTCCAGCGCTTGGAGCCGCCGCGATGGAATATCCAGCGATGGGCTTCGAGCCAGGCGAAAAGCTGGTTCGGGGAAACCTGCAGATGCTTCGCAGCGTCGCTGATGCAGATAGAGCCGCCTGCAGCTGCAAGGCGATTGATTGCCGCGACCTTGGGGGCCTGATGGTCAACCAGCATCTGGAGGCGCTGGCTTTCCTTAGCCTGATCAGCTGCCACCTGAAGCGCCTCGGCATAGTTGGCCGGGATGTGGAGACGGCCATCGGCCTGATCTTCCAGCTCCTGCCAGCGGTCAACGAGCCGAGCGGTGAACTCTGGGCTGAGCTGGGCCACGACTACGAAGCTGTCACGCTTGCACAGGTGGTAAACGGATTCGGTACGCGGACGGCCCAGCGAGTCTTTGGTCTGTTCGTCCCCCACTGGGGGCTGGACGATGGTTCCGCGCTGAACAAGGCGGTCGATGGATTGCTTGACCTTGTCGTGACGAGAATTGAGCAGGTCCGATATCTCACGCGACGACATGGACTGACGCGTCATGCTCTGCCTCATTGGGAAAACTGACGAATCAGTGGCCCTATTGCTCTGGGTGTTCGTGGTGTGCATAATCGGACCTCACAAGTGTTGTTAAAGAAGCCGGGTCGCACCCCGGCTTTTTTGTGCCTGCGATTTAGGCGTCCGGCGCATCCGTGGTAGCTTTTGGCTTCCACACGAAAAGGCCTCGGAGGCCGGACATGACTGACATAACGGAAAAAATCATCGCGAAGATGAATGAGCAAAAGGGCGAGCTGATAGGCATCAACGCAATGCTGGCTGCAATGGCTCGGTCTCTGCCGCAAGAGCACTTGGCTAAGCTGCTGGAAGAATTCGATACGGAAATCGAGTTTGCTCGATCGCACGTAAACAACTCTCCAGTCCCTGACGAAGTCATTGCGGGCCTCGAGAATTACGTGAAGATGTGGAACGTGATTCGGAATGAACCCAACCGGTCTTGAGGATCTGGTCGTAATAGGCTGCGCGGCTTTGCTCGTCGCTCTCGAGCACGGCTCGTCCGGCCGAACTAGGTTTAGGGCTCATATCAGGCCGCCTTTACTGATGCCGTGAGTACATCCAGCGCTTTCTGCGCCTCCGCGATCTCGCGCATGATTCGAGCGCGTTCGACCTGGTCAACGCGCCCGTCAGCCAAAGCGCGATGCGTCTCAACGGTAACTTCTGAGATTTCCAGCGCAACGTGCCCAAGCGCCTGGTGAACATCGATGGCCACGGGTTGATCTTTCGCGACTAGGTCGAAGTTGAAGCCGGCAGCCAGCGCCAGCAGCGGCCGCATGTCCTGGGTGTGCAGCAAAATCCCGAAGAGGTGTTCGATGGTCAGGTGGTGAGCTGCGTTGTCCGGGTTGGAGCGCTGCAGCAGGCTCACATGGGCCAAGCACATCTTCCCGGCCAATTCTTCAGCGCCGCTCTCCTTGACCGTCGTGTGGCAAGCCCGCAAGAAATCTTCCATTCGTAAACCCTCAAATTTGTTTCTGTGGCTGCGTGCCATCACGCATCGCAAAATGTTTCTACTCCGAGCCGTCAAGCAGCTCCGAGCAGCACCTTGTGAGCCAGGCACAACAAGTCAGGGCGAAGTCCGGCGATGGTGATCTCTCCACCAGACGCGTCCTGCAGGCGCTCGGCGAGCTCGGCAGATGCCTTGCGATGACCACCGGCGAGCTGCCAGAGGTGCCCAACAGTGGTGTTCGCCGCTGCTGCAACTTCTTTACGGCGCGGCGGAGGAGCGGCAGCAAGCCATTCACGCAGGTGGTGATTCATGGGGATCTCCTAAAACATACGAGAAATTTAGCTTAGGGCTAATAACAGAGCAAGGAATATTTAGCTTTGAGCACATTTAGCATTCAGCTAAACAGTGGCATTCTTGCGCGCATGGACATCTATGCAATCCGCAAGCAGCAGCTGATAAGCCTCATTGGCAACCAAAAGAAAGGCGCTTGCGCTGAACGGTGGGGGATGGCGCCTGCGCACCTGAGCCAGATACTTTCCGACAAGACGGCCAAGAACCTGGGCGACGACGTCGCCCGACGCATCGAAACGGTCGAGGGCTTGCCGAGAGGATGGTTCGATTCACTTGGGGAGCCCAGCAAGGGTGCAATGCCTGTGAAAGCAGAAAACCAGGGCGCGGACGATGTCCCAAAGCCCACGGCTGCTGATCTGGTAAAGCAAATGCTGGCGAAGGTGAGCGGGCTATCTCTAGAGGCTCGTGAACGAATAGTCGCCGCGGCGGAAGAGCCGGAAGACAGCTCTTCTGGCCTCTTGCCGGCCAATTTCGCAGCTCTTCGCCCGACGAATGAAGAGATCGTCATCCGTCAATACGACATCCGCGCAGCGATGGGCCATGGACAGGTACCGCCGGACTACACAGAGGTGGTGCGGAACTTGGTAGTGAGAGAAGAGATCCTTCGCGAGAAGGGTGTTAGCTACACCTCAAAGACCGCACTGGCCATGATCAGTGGCTGGGGCCAGAGCATGGAAGGAACCATCAACGATAAAGACCTGGTGATCGTCGATAAGGGAGTGCAGGACTTTATCGGTGATGGGATCTACGTCCTGACATGGCATCAGGAGCTGTACATCAAGCGAGTGATGCGACTGGATGAAGAGAATTATCGGTTGATTTCAGACAACCTGCATTATGAGAATCAGACCGCACGGATCGACGACGTCACGATCCATGCGAAGGTCCTGCTGATCTGGAATGCACGGAAGGCGTGACTCCTATCTAAGCCTGCTGCCGGACCTAAGGTGCATGATAATATTTCCATTCAAATCTATTGGGATGGAAACCATGCTTCGTTCACGTGCACTCTTCAACAGTATCCTTTGTGTAGCTCTGCTCTCGGGGTGCGCCGCACAGCCGCCACGCGTCAAAGAGACAGCTTCGGGTAAGCCGGAAGGCGTTTTCCGTAATACGTCCATTGACGACGCCCGATCCAAGATCATCAATCAATGTGCCAACAAAGGCTTGTCTGTCGAAGAGTCTACTGGCAATCAGGTGATCTGCTCGAAAGAAATGGAGGGCACTCAAGCAACCTTTATGCAGATGGCACTCAGCAACAGCTACAGCACAACTCCGCAAGTTAAGGCGCGTTTCGTGTTTTCCAAAAATGGCGCAGACACGCGGGTAATTTGTTTCCCGTGGTACGAAAGCATAATGCCTTTGGGGCAGGTGAAAACAATGGAAGCGAAAAGCAATGCTGACTTCAATGGCCTGATGTCATTCTTGAGCAACGCAGGCGCCGAGTAGCATTCCGAAGAACACCTGACATGAAGAAGCCCGCCGGTGAGCGGGCTTTTTTTGGACTCTAGAAAGGCGCGGCCTCCTCAACTGCTTCGAATTCGTCTTGCACTTGCGCGCGCGGATCGTCATCCGTCGGAGCTTCCCACTTCAGCGTGACGGAACAATCCTCATCACTGAACAGCATCTCTATCCCATCCACTTCCGCGATCGCGCCCATCACCTCCTCCCATTCCCGCTCCCCATCATCGTCGAGCTTATGGATTTTTACCCACATCTGATCTTGGGCGATTGGGTGGTTGATCATGCTCGCCACCCTCAGGTTCAGGCGCTCCAAGCTAGATATTGTCACGCGCTCTTGGGGTTTGTTTTTTTGCGTCTTCGCCACGATCCTCTCCATGATTGCTGTATGCATGTACAGTATTTGCGAATCTTAGCTGGCTGCCAATGGGTGCTACAACCCCCAATTGAAGCGATCCCAGCAAAATCACTGGCGAACCGAAGGTTTCACTTAAAGCTAAATTATTTAGCTCGAAGCTATTGACTAATGTTTAGCTCATAGCTAAATTAATTTCAACGCCAGCGACCCTGGCGCTAGCGGCGGAAGCTGCGGCGCTCTTTAACAACCAGTCGCAACAAATCAACAGACCGCATTGCCTCTACCGGCGACCGGCGATCAGACAGGTGAACGAGGAAAGCCTGCCAACGACAGGGAA